TTCAATCTCACAAACAACACCGTAGTTAAAAAAGAAAAAGTCTTTGTCGAGGCAACCGTCAAAGGTAGCCGCAAAGTAATCGTTAGTGCCTCTTGTCTCGGGCTTCACGTTTTGTAGAACTTCATAAATCATTATTTTCTCCGTTGATTAATTGCTTACACTATTAATATAAGCATTCTGACGCAGATATCAAGCACTGATAGTAATTTAATCAGTGTTTGACTAAATTATTTTTTCGTATAGTCTCTTAAAAATGCAACGGAGAGGAGCTACGATGAATTTTCTGAAACTATTTTTGCCTGACAAAAAAGAACAGCGGCTATCCATGATTGCCCAGTTACCCCCTGAGCAGCAGCAATGTTATAAGGGTGACGGCAGTGGTCTGGATGTCGATGCTGTATGGGAAATCAAGATACCTCTGTTGCAAATGAATAACCGTGAATATTTAGAACGGTACAAACAACGGAGAAAAATCTATGAGCAAAGACATCGTACTAGATGCGGAGCTAGTCGCAAGACAGTATCCCGTATTTCCCACGAACAATAAAAAGCCTTGCTGGTCAAATGCTGAGCTGGGCGTAGGGCGTGGAGAAGGTGGTTACAAAGTAGCCACACAAAAGAAAAGAGAAATTAAAAAGCTGTTTAGTCATAGGCTAGCTAAAGAGATAGCTGTACCCATGGGAGAGATGTCCGGGCTGCTGTGTGTTGACGTAGACACATACAAGAACCCGGAGCTGCTTGACTGGGTCAAAGAACAGAGCTGGCTGCACGGCACGTTAGTCCACAAGACACGGTCTGGCGGTTTGCATTTTATATTTAAGCATCCCGGCAATGGTTATCGTTTCCCGGCTACACTGCGTGACGGTGTGGACATCAAAGCCAATGGCTCTGGTTACATCTGCTTTCCACCGACAAAAGGCTACGAGGTACACAAGCATAACAAGGTGCTTGAGTTTCCCATGAGTGTGCTGAACAACAAACAACCTTACACAAATGGTGCATTGCCTACATCGTCATTTAACGAGGCTACAGACGATGACCTTATCAATCGCATAGCATCAGCCACTGACCTGTACCCGGCGCTGCGTACACTGTCCTATCGGCTTCCGACTAGACGTAATGATGACGGGTCCAGTTTCAGCAAGGTAGAGCAGGTATCAATATTAAAGAACATCATGCTGACCAGTGCAGCAAAGTCTGCTGGACACAAACGACATGATGACTGGCTCGACAGGTTCAACAAGATTGATGACCTTGTCGAAAGTGCAAACAGAAAAGTAGAGCTGCAAGTGCCACAGATTGCAGTCGATAAAATCACAGGCGATGGCGAGGCATTTTTTAAGGACGCACCCCAACGCCCGATAGGAGTGCAACGTGAAACCACAATAGATGATATCGAAGCCCACGTTGCTGACGCTCTTGTGGATGATGAGTATCAGGTAATGAATGCTCAGGGCTTACGACAAGAAAGATTAAATCCGATTGACTGGGTGATACCCGGCATGGTTCCCCGATGTTCGACAGTGTCTTTAGGCGGTACATCGAATGTAGGGAAAACGAGATGGCTAGCTGCTCTGGCTGTCTCGCTCTCCGTTGGTAACACGAAGCGCATGGGTCTACCGCCAATAGACACGGCTCATGCGACTTTGTGGATTGCCAATGAGGAACGTGCTGACGATATCAAACGCAGACTGAAAGCTGTCATGCTGCAACACGATGACAAGAAGAGTGCAGACATTGTAGTGCGTGGCAAGGACAAAGGAACAGCAAGGCTGATAGCTTTAAATGAGATAGGCACACCTGAGCTGGACCAGAAAAGTATAGCCTCTATTGTTGCCCAAGCCCGGCGTGTTGACGCAGCGATTATTATCCTAGACCCTTACATTACATTGTCTGAGGCTGTCGATGAGAACAGCGCAGTCAGTGCAGGGATGCTGACCAAGGCATTTATTTTAATATCGTCAATGACTGGAGCTGCTGTCATTCATGCACACCACACACCGAAAGACAGGAACAAGGACGATGATTGGTACAGGGGTGACGCTAGTGCTTGGCGTGGTTCTGGTGCAATTTATTCTGCTCTTGATTGTGGTTACACTCTTAGCCATTGGATGCCACGCAATTCTGAACAACGCAAAGCATGGAAGCAAAAGAAACTTGAGCTTGGTCTATCACGATACGTTGTCTTGGACACAGGCAAAATCAGAGAGGGTGAGCCATTACCACCAGTCATGTATCAGTTGGTGGGTCAGGAAATGGAAGAGGGCGAAGGCAGTGCTATCGGAGTATGTGAGCTGACCGATGAGCAAACTGCTGCCAATGTTTTGTTGGACGGTGCAATCGATAAGCTGTTTGCATCCGAGCTGGCAGAGAGGCTTGGCGATAAGCTGGGCTACGGTTCTTTTACCAAGCTGTCTGAGATACACGACAAGATGAGAGACGTGGACATCTGGACGGTGACTGGTGACAGGATGTTTACCCGGGACGCTGAGAAATTACACATGATGTATGAAGAGCCTGTGCATTGGTCCGGGGGTACAGTGCAGTTAGTTTTAGACAACAACAAGAAGACTAACGGCAGGTGGACATTTGTTATTGCTCAAGCTGAGAACAAGTTTACAACTTGAGCAGTGCAAACGTCATACATAGCAACGATTATAAACTTGAGCGCTCAAGTTGATGCTCAAGTTGTTATCAAGTAGAGAAAGGTAAGGAAACACAATGGTTACAGACTTGATGAACTTGTTCCCCCTAAAGGGGACTAGCGATTGGGGACGCAGTCCCCTATGGGGCTGGTCATGTTTGTGATTGGCGTAGACCCGGGACAAAGTGGTGGGATTGCAGTTGTAAAAGCTTATGGTCAATTGGGTAAGATAATTAAAGCGTTTAGAATGCCTGTGCTGCACGTCCGTAAAAAGAAGATGATTGATGCGGTTACTATTTTGCAAGAGCTGGAAGATGTAAAGATTGATATAGCTATTATCGAACAGGTCCATGCAATGCCAAGGCAAGGCGTGAGCAGCAGCTTTCAATTTGGACGGAGCTACGGTGCAGTTGAGGCTGTTATACAACAGGTAGCTGAGCGTGTTGAATATGTAACGCCAGCGACATGGAAAAAGGCAATGGGACTGACAACAGACAAGCAAGCTAGTCTTGATATGGCTAAGCTAAAGTTTGGCAGGAAGGATATCTGGAACGTCAAAGCGAATGACGGGATTGCTGAGGCTGCGCTACTTTGTTTATATCTCATAGACAAAATGAAAAGAATAGATTAGTCTAGTCGCATGGCAGTACAAAAATTTTATGTATACACATTGACCGACCCCCGTGACTTGCAGGTCTTCTACGTTGGCAAAGGCACAGCGTCCAGAGGATATGCACACACCCATCGACTTGATATCAGAGACACTGACGCTAGCCCAAAGGCTAGACGTGTGCGTGAGGTTATCGATGCAGGGGAAGAGGTCATTGTGAATATACTGAAACGGTTTAGCGATGAAGACGAAGCGTATCAGTATGAAGCAAAGCTTATTGAACAGACACCAAACTTGCTGAACAGTCTTGCAGGTGGTGGCGGTGACAGGTCAGAGATGACCAAAGCTGGTGACGGCAAACGCTACAAGCTGACACCAAAGCAAGAGCAATTTGCACAGCTCGTTGCTGAAGGTCAGCAGTCATTGTCTGATTGTTACAGAGCTGCTTACGACACAAGCAGGATGAACGACAAGCAGATAAATGAAGAGGCAAGCAAGCTTGGTAGTCACCCAAAGATTACCCAAAGGGTGGCAGAGATAAAAGCCCCAGTTATAGCCAAATCCCAGCTAAACTTTGCTGACATCATTACAGGTCTACAGAAAGCTGCTGAGCTTGCTGACCAAACTGCACAAGCTGGAGCAATGGTCTCTGCATATCGTGAGCTGGGTAAGCTCATCGATGCATACCCTGCTGAGCGTAAAGAAATCACAATGACTGATGACATCGTTGAGAGATTGCAACGTGGACGGCTCAAAGCCGCTGAGGTCATCGATATCAACCAACACAGGAAGGAAGGATAACTATGCCCGGATACGGATACGGCAAAGCTATGCCAAAGAGCAAGCCCAAGGCAAAGGTAAAGGTCAGGAAGAAGGCAAAGGCTGCACCAAAGAAGAAGCAGTAATGTGGACTACCTGTATTTAATAATGACTAGTCGTAAACTCACAGACATCCCTGAGACGCTGTTGGAACAGGCGCTTGGTCCCGGTATCACACTGGTGGACATGGCAGACCTTGAAGACGGTGACCACATCTGTCTAGACGGTGACGGCTGGATGGTAACTAAGAATGGCAAT